CATAAGCAATGGGCAGTAGCTCAAGAGGCTGGTAAGCAAAAGGCTGCTGACTTTCATATGGGTGAGTATTTAAACTATAAAGAAATGGCTGGTATGTCCAGTAAGGGGTAAGTTATGAATTGGTTTACAAGCTTAATATCAGGTATTGCGGCACCGGTAGTTAATCTATTTACTAAGCGAAATGAAAATAAAACTAACATAAAGCTAAAGCAAATAGATAGGCTTAAAAACTCTGATGACTCTTTAGCTGAATGGGAAAGTATACAGGCTGAGAATGGACGCTTTAGTTGGAAGGATGAATTCTGGACGATAGTTTTAGCGATACCGTTGGTGCTTTGTTTCTTTCCTGATTATGTGGGATTTATCAAGGAAGGGTTTTCTGTACTTGAAGAAATGCCAGAGTTTTATCAATACTGGCTAGGTGTGGCAATTCTTACATCGTTCGGTATAAAATTTACAAAAAGATGATATAATTACGCTGACATTACAAATTCTTGAAATGTCCGTGCAATGTCAATTATGTTAAAGAGGTGTTAAAATGATTAGTAAGTTCTGTAGTATGCCCGGCGGTAACGATCCAGATAAAGATTAGTATCTAGTATGTATCTTTATCAGTACATCTTATTGGCAGGGTTTACCTGCCTTTTATTTTTCCGAGGAACTAAATTTGCGGCCATTACGTTTTTAACTGGCTGGACTGTATACCTCGTTAGTACACCAGGCTTAGAGTATAAGTTTTATTTTATAGCTGCCGCAACAATAGAGACAGCAATAGCATTCACTCTTAATAATAAGTACAGACTTGTTTCTTGGCTTGGCTACATGCTTATACCGGTAAATATAGTCGGGCTTATCTTGCATATAAACGAAGTTAAGATGTATTACGATGTGACTTACGCGCTAATATCGGTCACTCAATTTCTACTCTTAACAATAAGGGCGATACCAAATGGACTTAATGGACTTGGCGCTAAACATCCTTTGGTTCGTGCTGTTAATTTTGATAGCCGTGGGGCGTATGTTATCATGTATAAGAACCCTCAAACGAAAGGCTAGAATAGATGATTGGCGAAAAAGTAAGACAGGCAGCCGATGTGGTTGTTTCACACCCGAAGACTGCGACTGTAGTAGTTACAGGAATGGCAAATTTTAACGTATGGTTCGCCAACTATGAACCGATAGCTAAGTTTGTTACGTCGATACTAGGTATTGTATTGGTAACTGTATTAATAGTTAAACACGTACTGGATATAAAGAAAGAATTAACGGGCAAAAACGATAAGTAGTAACATAACTAAATCAACAACTTAGTTAACATCCCTCAGTACACATATAAACAACCCTTGCGGGGTTGAACGTCAAAGGCAGGGCTAATGATGGCAGTAAATAAATTAACACCAAAACAAGATGCATTCGTTAAGGCTTACTTGCTTAATAACGGAAACGCCACACAAGCCGCTATAGATGCAGGGTACAGCGAAAAGACAGCTAAGTCTGTAGGTAGTGAAAACCTGACCAAACCTGACATTGCAAGAGCTATAAAAGAGCACCAAAAGAAATCAGATGAATCATACGTATGGACCAAAGCAGATAAACTTAAGAAGCTAGAAAAGCTAATCGAAAGGTGTTCATTAGATGATGAAGAGAAAGGCGCTCTAAATGCCTCTGCTGCGATATCTGCAATTAAAGAGCATAACCTTATGCAAGGTGATAACGCTCCTACTGAAATAGTATCAACTGTCGAAGTAAGAAGTACTATCGATGATTTCTATGGGTAACCCTTCACTCAATCCAAACCTAAAAGACTTCTGGATGACTCGCAAATTACCTGATGGTACACCGGTAACTATGCGAACACTCCACGGCGGACGTATGTCATCCAAGTCACATGATGCAGCTGGTATGGCAATAGCTCGAGCTAATCATCACAAAGAAATATTCTTATGTACTCGTATGTATCAGAATAAGATTGAAGATTCTGTCTATACTCTACTCAAAGATAAGATTGCATACTTCGGCTTGAGCGATAACTTTAAGATATCAGCTAATACTATCGAGCATAAAACTAACGGCTCGGTGTTTAAGTTCTACGGTATCGCACGTAACATCGATGAGATTAAATCATTCGAGGGTGCTACTGTATGGTGGAATGAAGAAAGCCAAAACCTAACCAAGAAAATGTTTACCACTATTCGCCCTACCATTATGCGTAATGAGGGCGCTGAAATGTGGTTTACGCTGAACGGTCAGCTAATTAGTGATTACTCTTGGCAGCGATTAGTGGAGTCACCACCTAAAGGGGCATTGGTTCGTCAGATTAACTATGATGAAAACGGCTTTCTAGGTGAGTCAGCTTTACGTGATATTGCAGAGGAGTTTGATGAAGACTGGGAATTAGCCAACCATGTATACAATGGTATTCCTTACGCAGATGACGATCAATCGATTATCAAGCGCTCATGGGTTAACGCATGTATCGATGCTCACATTAATTTAGAGTTAGATTTATTCGGCGCTACTTGTGCTGGTTACGATGTTGCCGATAGTGGGGCAGATAGAAACTGTGTAACAGTATTTAATGGCGCTGTAGCAATTACTATGGACGCATGGAAAGCGGGTGAGGATGAATTAGAGCGCTCATCACAACGAGCATATGACTTAGCTGATGGCGGATTATTATCATATGACTCTATCGGTGTTGGTGCTGGCGTTGGCTCAATACTAAAAGGTAAGGGCCATAAAAACTATTCTAAGTTCAATGCTGCTGCTGAAGTATTCAACCCTACTCGCGAATACTCCCCCAAGATAACCAATAAGGCTAAGTTTGAGAATTTAAAGGCTCAAGCTTGGCGTGATGTTGCTGATAGAATGCGTAATACTTTTAACGCTGTAACTAAGGGTATGACGTATGAACCGAGCGAATTGATTAGTATTAGTGGTGACATTAAGGGGCTTGAAGAATTAAAGAGCGAGTTATGCGCACCAAGAGCGGATTATTCTAAACGTGGATTAGATATGGTTGAATCTAAAAAAGATGTTAAGAAGAGAATTGAGAAGTCCCATGATTTAGCTGATAGCTTCATCATGGGTGCATGTCCTCATTTAGTTAAATCTAAACGCGGGGCCTTAAATATTTATGGCTGATTAAAGCTGGTGCTTATCACCGTTCATGCAAAATACGTCGTAATCAACGCCAATTGTCTGAGTAACCATTTTAACTCCACCCTTTCCATCACAAGTCTTTACTCCCTTATTAAATGCTTGTGGTGTAACGCCAGGTGTAACAAAAGACACTGTGCTACATGCTGATAATGATAAGGCTAAAACTGCTAATATTAATGTTTTCATTTGTAATTCTCCGCACCGTCAAAGGTGGTGCATACCTATAAATTTGTTTAGTGTTAAATATTTATGGTTAACTGGTAACCACAAGCCAAGCGGTAAAGATTACATAAAACAATATATTTTCTATTGCGTAAGACTTGGCAGCATCAATAAAACCTATAGTGCGGTTCATCTGAACAACCTTAATGGTAACCGTGACTATAATTACCCATACAATAAAGCAAACAAAGTAAAGCATAATCTACCTCCTAATGTTTATGGTTAACGTAGCTTTACATAGTAATGAACAATTGCAAGGTAGCAATCCCCTGCCTCATTACATACAGGGTGTATATCGTGAAGCTCAACAAAATAACCTGCGATATCTAACAGTGATTGAATGCGCACTAGTAGATTAGAGTCCCAAGTTATTAGGGTTTTAAAGTAAAAGTGCTCAACCGGTATACTCATAATCTATCTCCTGATTATTCAATTATAAATGCGTGCAGCTTCATAAGCTCCATCGCTAAATAAACAACAGCCCACACACCAATGATTACACAGTAACCTTTTAGTGACTCTATTAATTCACTACTCATAACCTATCTATCTCCGCTGGCTCAAATAGTCATTACTACGCTTTAACTGCTTAATGATTTCATTATTCTGAGCAACACGCTCATTAATCTTAAAGTACCAGCAGATAACCTCACGTATTAATGTAAACACGGATAGGGTTAACGCTATAAAGCCTAGTATGCTGGGTAGATTGCTTAGTAATGGGTTCATTTAGCTAACTCCTTTAATAGTGCGTCAGCGCATTTGATAGACTGTATTGCTAACTCGTCAGCGTCACCACGACCAAAGCTGTGAGCTAAAATACCTTGCATTGCTAAACCTGCAACCCATTAGGCGCAACTTTCTCAACGTCCATGAATGCTCTTACTAACTCATCGTTATGTAATGGTGCTGCTGGTAATTGTGAGTTGTTCATTTGCTTTCCTTAATTAATTCAATTTGTTTATATGCTGCTGCGAATCCTGCTATATCATTATTAGCGCGACACTTGGATAGCTGCTCGTTAAGTTGATCAATTCTTTCCGCTTTAGTCATCTACTTATCTCCGTTGACTTTATTAACCATCGCAATATCTCTTTTATGTCTGTACTTAAACATCTGCTTATCGGTTATTTTGTAATGGCAAGCCAATGCTATTACATCATCTTCACAAAGTTGTATGTGCCCGTTACAGTAAAGAGCTACACGCTGACCTGTGAACATATAAACCTCTTCAATTGCATCATCATCAAACTTGTGTTTCAATATACAATCATGGTCTACAAAATCATCATCCATCTACTTATCTCCATTAATCTTATCAATCATCATTAAATACTGCGCTTCACTTATGATTACCATCTTCTGCGGTTGGTCGCGGTCATCTTTACGAGTGGTGATTAATACTGGCTCGCATGACTCTTCGCAAGTGTTAAATACCTTATTCATGTTTCTGCGAAAGTGTGTGCTGTTATGTTGTTTCATTTATAAAGCCCTTATTGCGAATAAGTTTGATAGTGTTCTTTCTTGTGTTACTCGATACTTACCAATAAAACCTAGCTTACAGGCAACCTCACCCAAGCCATAAGCTAGGCTCTCTAGCGCACACCACTTGTTGTTTGTCGTTAGGTTGGTATTTTCCTTTACCGACTCAAACACATCGAGTATCGATACATTGTACTTAGAATCAACGTCCATAAATGACGAAACAATATCAAAATAATCACTTCGACCAAGACATCTAGCTTCAGCCCAGCCTTCTACGAGTCTTTTATCTGCATCAAGTAATGCGTCAATCATCTTGTAGCTCATACATATCCCTTAATTAAATAACCTGTACATACTCTAGTACATCACCCTGTACACGTCAACCTTATTATTAAATTAATTTACCTCATGCTATAATAAATCATTAACTATATAAGGCTTAACACATGGCGCATAACACACAGACCACGGATAACTTTCTTAGTGGTGATAGTAATTATCAAGAACAGTTTAATCTATG